CTTGTCGCAGGGGGCCTGCGTCACTCCACCACATTGCCAGAGGTGGCGCCGCCGTGCTATCTAGGGCCTCCAGACGGAGGGATCATGCAAGAACCAGCGATGACGACCCAGCGCCGACCCGGCGCTGAGCCGCGTGAGCGGCCCCAACCCCGAAACCGGCTACAGACGGTGTGGCTCTCAGACGTTCAGAAGCGGCCCATCGAGTGGCTTTGGCGCCCCTTCCTCCAGTGCCGGGCGATCAATCTGCTCACGGGTGACCCGAACGCAGGGAAGTCCACCATCGTCTGCGAGATCGCGGCCGCCCTCTCGACCGGGCGGCCTCTCCCGGGCGACCCCGTCTCGCTGAAGCGGCCGCCGATGAACACCTGGATCATGAACGGCGAGGACGCCGCCGACGATACCATCGCCTGGAGGCTCGACAACCAGGGCGCGGACCCCAAACGGGTCCTCATCACCGACCAGCAGGCCACCATCGACGTCACTCTCGCGCGGGAGATCGACCGGACGGTGCGGGAAGCCCAGATCAGACTGCTCGTGATCGACCCGCTGCAGGCCTGGATGGGCTCCGACGTGGATATGAACCGCGCAAACGAGACGAGAGAGTGGGCCGGCATCCTCCGAAAGGTCGCGCTGGACACCGGATGCGCCGTAGTCTTCGTCCGCCACCGCAGAAAAGGGCAACCAGGTGACAACAAGCTCTACTCAGGCCTCGGTTCGATTGACATTAGCGGATTTGCGCGCTGCGAGAGCAGTGCTATCGTCGGCAAAGACGGCCGCCGTTACCTTGCCAGGACGAAAGGGAACGTGGGTCCTGATGGGGATGGCATCTCCTACAACATTGAGAGCGTTCAGGAGCCTGGGAACGACCACGGAGTGCTCCGTTGGACGGGCAAGTACGTCGAAAAAGTCCCCACGACCATCTCGCGGACGCCGAAAGCGCTCCAAAACGCCATCGAGTGGCTCGGAGGCTTCCTAAAAGACGGCCCGAAGCTCGCAATTGAGGTCCTTTCCGAGTCAAATCGCCTCGGGATCAGCGAAAGGACCCTCCGGCGCGCGAAAGATGGCCTCGCGGAGTCCAGACAGCTTGAAAATGGCGACTGGGTGTGGCAACTAGGGCCCCACCATGGCTGAGCAAGCGCTAATTCCGCGCCCCCGCGAGGGCGAACTGGTGAACCCGGAGGCCGTCTTCTCGTTCTGCGAGCAGGTCGCCTTCGGGCGGGACCTCTCGGACATCGCGAACGACCCCGGGATGCCCACCGTCGCGCAATTTCTCTCCCTGGTCATGCGAGAGCCCCAGGTCGGGATGCTCTACGACAAGGCCCGGGCCATGTCCGCCTACGCGCAGGAGGACGAGGCCCTAACGAGGCTCAAGGCGTCCCTCGACAAGAAGGAGATGACGCAGGTAGACGTGCGGAAGCTGGAGGCCTACGTGGGCCAGCTGCGTTGGAGCGCCTCCAAGCGGAACCCGCAGGTCTTCTCCGAGCGCTCGAACGTGAATGTGACGGTCCCCATCCAGATCAACACCTCCCTCCCGATGGGCGGGGACAACCTCGCCGGTGGGACCACCGAGCACCCGAACATCTACGAGCTGAAGGCGGATGTGGTCCGGGAGACGGCAGAGCCGTCTCCCGAAGAAGCCCTCGAAGAGCAGGCCGAGGAGCGGAAGGCGCGCCGCATCGAGCGCCTCGGGCCGAAGAAGGGCCGCGCTCTGAAGCGGGTCCTGACCCCGCGCGACTCCCCCGAGTACCAAGCCAAGAAGGCCGCCCGGGAGAAAGTCCTCCAGCGTCGCGCCGCCTTGCGGCGCGCAAAGGACGCCCGCGACGCGGCGACGCAGGCCGCGCTAGCGGTTGTATCTACAGACCACGGAGAGCCGAGTGGCAGCCCTGCACAAGGTTGAGTTCATCCCCAACCCCGTCCAGAACAACTTCATCCAGTCGCGGGCGAAGGCGGACCTCTTCTCGTCTCGGATGGGCGAGGGGAAGAGCACCGCCCTCGCGTGGACCGCCCTCTTCCACACCCGGCACAACCCCGGCGCGTCGTGGGCCCTGATCCGCGACACCTACGAGAACATCATCGGCACGACGCAGAAGACCTTCTTCACCTGGTTCCCGCCCGGCATCTTCGGCACCTACAACGCGAGCCGGAAGACCTTCAAGTGGGCCTCGGGCGTCGCGGACGGTGAGGTCGTCTTCATGGGGATGGACGACCAGCAGGACGCCTCGAAGCTGATGTCGCGCGAGTTCGCGGGCTTCGGCATTGACGAGCCCGCCCCCGCCGTGGGGTCGGCGGGCGTGGATGAGATGATCTTCGACATCGGGATGTCGCGTCTGCGGCAGCCCCACATGAAGTGGTACAGCGCGAAACTAGCGGAGAACAACCCAGATGAAGCTCATTGGACTTATCGACGCTTTGTCGCCCCTGGCGATCCTCAGTTCAAAGTTTGGCAGCCTCAGCTTCCTGAGAACTCCCTCCACCTCCCCGCCTCCTACTACGCCGAGCTTCGGAAGCTCTGGGCCCACCGACCCGACCTCGTCCGCCGTTTCGTCGAAGGCGAGTTCGGCTTCCAGCAGATTGGCAAGGCGTGTACGCCGCAATGGTCCGACAAACTCCATCTATCGTTGGGACTCACTCCACTCCCGCGTCTGGATGTTTACGCACTATGGGACTTCGGACACAACCCGACCTGCATACTTACGCAGAGGACGCCGCTGGGCCATTGGAACTTTCTGGACGCCATGGTTGGAGATGGCGTTGGCGTCGAGGAACTCATTCTCAACTGGGTCAAGCCCCTCTGGACGGAGCGATACAAGGGACTCCGCTGTGAGCTTAAGCATATCGGAGACCCCGCAGGGCTCACCCGCGAGCAAACGAGCACGAGCCGTAGTGCGGTGCGGGCCGTCAAGCAGCTGCTCGGCGGAACCTGGCGCAGCGGCCCAGTCAAGCTGAGGGAGCGGCTGGACCCACTCCAGGCCGCCCTGACCCGCACTGTGGGCGGCCGAGGGATGATCCAGGTGGACCGCGAGCGCTGCGCCTCCGTCTGGCACGCGCTGAGGGGCGGCTACTACTTCCATGTGCGCCGGGGCGGCATCACCTCGGGCGAGCCGGTGAAGAACATCCACTCGCATCCTGGCGACGCCTGCGGCTACGGCGCTGCCATCCTCTACCCAATGGGCCGCTCCCAAGGCGCCAAAGGCGCCTTGGGGCTGGACAAAGGCGCGGCGGGAGGTTACTTTGACCGAGAGGCCCCTCAGCCCATCATAGGAAAGCGCGTTCCGGCCCTCTGGACGCCACCCGCACACGGAGCACCACTCTAATGGCCGACGCAGCTACCACCCCCAAGCCGACCCTCACCAAGACGGACGACGGTTACCTCGTCGCTAGCTGGGCCGGCGCCCTCAACGGTGTCGCCACGGGCGGCCAGGTCTGTATGTCCCGCATCAAGCCGGGCTCGATGTCGCTCCAGGTGGGGGGCACCTTCGGCTCGGCCACCGCCGTCCTCCAGGGCAGCAACGACGGGACCAACTTCGTCACCTGCAGGATGGCCGCAGCCATCGCAATTGCGGGTACGCCCGACGCCGCCTCGTTCACGGCCGCAGGGGCCGGGAAGGTGCTCGATGACGCTTTCCGCTTCTACCGCATGAGCACCTCTGGCGGCACTAACTCCGCCGTCACCATGCTACTCGTCGCGATGCGCGACTAAGGGGTCCCCCAATGGCGGACGAGAAGCCCCTCCAGGGGCCTACTATTGAGAACCAGGACAAGATCGTCCCGGTCCTGAAGGGGTACTTCCAAGAGGCGGACAACGCCCGGAAGGGCGGCCTGAACCCCAGGGACGATAAATGGACCCAGAACCTCCACCTCTACTGGAGCCGCTTCGACAACTCGAAGAAGGCCTCGTGGCAGGCGAAGGAGGTCCTCCCGGAAGTGCCTGCTTTCGTGGACCGCTTCGCGGCCGCGCTGAAGGAGGCGCTGGTCACGGGCCCAGACGGCTTCTACTCCATCGACGATCCGGCCGATGTTGAGGGGGACCTGACCCAAGCCGTCAAGCGCATGAATGACTGCTGGCTCTCCATGACGGGCCGCAACCAGATGGGCACCTGTCTGGGCTTCCCGGCCGTCTTCGAGGAGCAGATCAAGATGGGCGCGCTGATGGCGTGCTCGTCGGTCACCCGCTGGGACGCCAGTTATGGCAAGTACGGGCGGGTCGCTATCGAGACGGTGGACCCGCGCAACGTCTGGCTCGACCCCACTTATCGGAACCTGTACAGAATTCGCCGTATCGAGCTGGACAAGCACGAGCTGCGGTCGATGGCCCTGCAGAAGGACAAGAAGGGCGACCCCATCTACAACATGGAAGCCATCGACCAGATGGTTTCCCACATCGAGCTTGACAGCGAGCGGCAGAAGCAGGACCTGACCGGCCACGGCGCGGGCCAGACCAGCACCCGAACGCCCATCACGATGGACGAGTACCTCGCGACCGTCGTGGACTCCTCGGGGAAAGTGCTCGCGAAGGACGCTTTGATGGTGGTGGGGAACGGCCAGTACCTCATCCGTGGGCCGGAGAAGAACCCCAATTGGCACGGGCGCGATTGGCTGACCTACTCGCCCCTCATCATCACGCCCCTCTCCGTCTACGGCCGAACCTACATGGAGGACTTCGGCTCCCTGGCCCAGACCCTGAACATGCTGACCAACCTCATCCTGGACGCCGTCCAGATGAGCACGATGAAGGCCTACGCGGTGGTCCCGGCGATGCTCTCGGACCCCACCCAGCTCGCGGGCGGCATGACGCCGAACAAGCTTTTCCACCTGGAGGACGGCAACCGTCCCGAGGACTTTATGAAGAGCATCGACCTGGGCACGATGGGCCCCGATGCGATGGCGGTCTGGCAGACCATCAAGAAGGAGCTGACCGAGGCAGCCAACCAGAATGAGATCGGGCTGGGTGGCTTCGCCCCGAAGGGTCGGACGAGCGCGACGGAGATCAGCCAGACGCAGGAGTCGAGCAGCGCCGTCATCCGCAGCATCGCGCAGACCGTCGAGGCCAGGGTGCTCAACCCGCAACTCGACCTGGTTTGGAAGACGGGCCTCCAGCACATGAGCCCGAATGACCCGATGCTCAAGGCGGCGTGCGGGGAGGACCTGTTCGGGGTGCTGATGTCGCGTCGGAGGGAGCTGGCCAGCCGCCCGATGACCTTCCAGGCGCATGGCATCAGCTCGATGATCCAGAAGTCGCGCATGCTCAAGTCCCTCCTGCAGCTGATGAGCTTCCTCTCCCAGTCGCCCGAGCTGCTCGGGGAGTTCATGAAGCAGGTAGACCTCGGGAAGTTCATCAAACTGCTCTTCAAACTGTCCGACATCGACATCACCAAGGTGACGATGTCCCAGCGCGAGGCGATGATGCAGCAGACGGCGCAGGCCTTCCAGGCCGCCCAGCAGCAAGCCCTCGGTGCCCAGGGCGTTCCGCCCGGCCAAGGCGCCCCGGAGGCCCCTGGCGGGGCCGCCCCGGAGATGCAACAGGTGGTGCAGTCACTAGGGATCGGACGGGAATGACCCAAGAAGCACGGGAAATTGGGGAAGTCGCCCACTTGGCGCGCTTCCAGGGGATGCTCCCCTATATCGAAGACGCCATTGGGAAGATGCAGCAGGCCGTAGTGGCCCGCGCCAAGTCCCACCAGACCAACGGGACCCTCACCGGGGACCTCGCCCTGGCCCTTTGGATGGAGTATCTGGCCAATGAGAAGCTGCTTTCCCGCCTGGGGAGCCGGGAAAGGGCCGCCCAGGGGACCGCTGCAAGGCTCGCACCCCTATTGACGCCACCCCCTGGCGCGTCGTAAGGTCCAATTCCTGCCCGGGGGCCCTTTCCTCTGCCTGCGCCCCGCGCACGGCGGCCCTCGGGTAGGCCCAAACTGACGGAGAGACGAGATAATGGCACGAGTGACGACCAGGCGCCGCCAACCAGCGGCCGAAACCGAGTCGGGCGGGGACATCTTCGCCCATTTCGAGCGTCACGGACGCTCCCTCAACGACGGAACCCCCGCCACTCCAGCCCAGAAGACGGAAGTGGACAACGCAGCCCTCATCGAGCGTATTTCCCGCCTGGAGGGCTCCCTTGAGGAGGCCCGCGCCAGGGGCCCCTATGCGGCGCCGGCTGCGCCGGCGCAAACCCAGACCCGAGTAGCGGCGAAAGACGTCAAGTTCGACCCCACCGGCCTCCCCGACCCCCTCGAAGACAAAGACAAGTACAACACTGAGCTGGCCATCCGCATCAACGCGGCGATGCAGGCTCAGGCCGAGGCAGTGCGCCAAGAGGTGACCCAGAAGTTCCAGGGCGAAGGCGCCTCGGAGCGGCTCTGGCAGGGCTTCACCAAGCAGCACTCAGAATGGGCCGAGTATCCCGAGCTGGTCGAGACTGTAGCAGTTCGTGTTACACAAGACGCCATCGCCAAGGGGATCGACCCGCAGAAGTACATGTTCCAGAACACCGAGGCCTTCTACGCGGACGTAGCGAAGCAGCTGAATGACCGCTACGGCGCCGTGGTTGACGGCGACCGGCGAGAGCCGGGCGAGCGCCGTGGCCAGCGCCAGACCGACCCCAATGAGGACGACGGCCGCGCCGTCGCCACCTTCGGCGGCCAGGAGTCTGGC